CCAATGCACAGTCAAAATCTGGAATGCTGCACCTGAAACCCGGGCTCTTATTGAGGTGATTGGAAACGTGCTGATTCTGAAGGCTGGTTACAGCGAAGACATCGGCGCGACCACGATCTTCAGTGGCAATGTGACTCGGACGCTGACAGTACGTGAAGGGCCCGATTGGATTACCGAGCTTGAGATGCAAGATGGATTCATGGAGTTCCGTGACGCCAAGGTGTCTCTGTCTTTTGCCAAGGGTGCTACCGTTTCGCAGGTTGTTACCGCCATCAGCAAGAAGTTCGGTCTTCCTGTGCGCCCCCTTCCGTCGGATGTTGCCACGAAACAATATCCCGCAGGCTTTGCATTCGTTGGTCGTGTGCGCGATGCAATGGACAAGGCGTGCGAGAACGGGGGATTAGAATGGTCCATTCAGAACCGCGAAATTCAGGTCATTAAAAAGGGCGGAGTGTTCAAGCAGAGGGCTTATGTGTTGTCACCCGACACAGGGTTGATTGGTTCTCCTATGCAGGAGTCAAAAACGATGACAGAGAAAGCGGCTGCCAAGGAAGGCATTACCGCAAGTCAGCCCGGCGTGCGTAAAACTACAGAACGCGACAAGGACGGCGAAGTTCAGGAAATGCTTCGTGTCCTTGGGTATAAAGTGAAGACACTGCTGCAACCTTTGCTTGAGCCGGGCGGGTATGTGCAAGTGAAGTCGAAAGGTATCGATGGCGAGTTCTTTCGAATTGAGGAACTTACACACTCGGGTGACACGCATGGCAACGAGTGGCACAGCGAACTGACGTTGAGGTATGTGAAATAATGGCTGAGACATCAAACAACCCGATTGACGCGCTCATGGGGCTGGTGCGAGCACAACTCTTGGACGTGAATACTGCGCTGCCTGCTGTGGTCGTATCCTACGAGAACGGGCTAGCTCGTGTTGCACCAACTCCGAAGAAGCGGTTCGCGGATGGAGATGTACTGAACTATCCAATCATTCCGAATGTGCGCGTATGCTGGCCGTCGTTTGCTGGCGGGGCAGCAGGAATCAAAGGGCCGGTCAAACCCGGCGATCGTTGTTTGCTGGTGTTTTCTCAACAAGCGGTTGATGGTACTGACGACCGTCGTATGTTTGACCTCCAGGATGCTTACGCGGTCATGTGTGACCTAGGCAACGCGGGGGCAGGTGACAGCAGCAACAATGCTGACATGACAATGTTCTTTGGCGCAGCGTACATCAGACTAACAGAAAGCGGAGAGTTGAACATTCATGCTCCGGCCGGAACCAATATTGACACGCCTGCAACGACAAACACAGGAACCCTGACCACACAAGGAAAGCTCACTTATCAGGACGGGCTTGCGGGTTTCGGCGGTGCTAACGGCACTGCAATCAGCGGAAACCTTGTGCATACCGCGGGCAGCATTACCAGTCTTGGCAAGAAGATTGACGGAACCCATACTCACGGAGGTGTGCAGGCGGGTGGAAGCAATACAGCGGTTCCCAATGCGTGACGTCTGTAACTTGATGGACCTGCTTTCAAAGTGTTATTATCCTCGATATGCTTGACATCGCGCTGACAACATCCCACGACCTTGACACCAGTTCGCTAGATCTGAAGCTGGTGGATAAGGCTGAACAGGTGCGCCAGCAGTTGCTCATCAAGCTCAAGCTCTGGCGAGGTGAATGGTTCCTGGATACTGAATTTGGAACGCCGTACCTACAACAGATTCTAGGAAAGCAATTGACGCTCTCCGGAGCTCTTGCTACATTGCGAAAGAGTATTCTGGAAGTAGAAGGCGTTCGCCAGATCATTTCATTCAATTATAGCTTCAGCAACGCTACGCGGAAGCTGACAGTTGATTTCACGGCGGACACGCCATACGGAATTGTCGAGGTAACGACATGAGTCTGACTCAACAAGGTTTCGAGCGTCCGCGTCTCACCGAGATCAAGGCGGATTACGATCAGCGTTTTACCGATGCGCTGGGCCCAGTGAATACGAATGCTGACGCTGTGGTCGGTCAGATTATTGGTATCTTTGCAGCGGCGCTGGACGATGCCTACGAAGTACTTCAGAACACTTATGACAGCATGTACCCGTTCAGCGCGGAAGGTACTTCGCTAGACGGCGCGGTGTCGTTTGTGGGGCTAGAGCGCCTTGCTGCTGCGCCGACAACGGTTGTGGCCATGTGCTACGGCACTGAAAGTACATTGATCCCCACCGGTGCCCTTGCACGCTCGCTTGATAACCGCCAGTATGTCACAACGGCAGACACCGTTATCAGCCGCTCGAGTTCTGGTGACGTACTTATTGAACCGAACACAATCTCGAACGCCGCAAACTATCAAGTGATCGCGAACGGCGTCAGTGTGGTCTATATGTCCGACGCCAGTGCAACAGCAGCAGAAATCGCCTCCGGGCTTGCTGCACTGTTCGACGTCAATAGCTTCCTGGCAACTGCCGACAATGGCGTACTTCGTTTGCGTGCGGCTGATCAGTATAGCGATTTCACTTTGACCGTGGATAGCAAGCTGACAATCACAAAGCTCGGAACCCCTGTCGTATTCACGGGCTTGGAAATGGGAGCCTATACGCTGCCCGTTGCTGCGCTCACCCGCATTGATAGCTCCATTGTTGGATGGGATGAAATCAATAACCTTGTCGCAGGTTCGATGGGTCGCTTCACTGAAACCGATGAAGAACTGCGCGAGCGGCACGCCAATAGCGTTCGGGTGACTGGTGCAGCAACAGCACAAGCAATTCGGTCGCGTGTGCTAGCTGAAGTAGATTCTGCTACGTACTGCGCAATCTACGAGAATCGAACAAATGCGATTGATGCGTTCAACCTTCCGCCGCATTCATTTGAAGCGGTTGTAGATGGCGGTTTGGACCAAGCGGTTGCTGACAAACTGTTCGAAGTAAAGCCCGCTGGAATTGAAACTTACGGCAATACAAGCATTCAAGTTTTAGATGAGAATGGTGATGTGCAGTCGTGCAAGTTCTCGCGCCCTGTAAGCAAGTTCGCCTGGATCCGAGTGAGTGTGAATTCACTCAACTTGGAGGAAGTCCTTACAAGCGAAGTTGTTCAAGCAATCAAAACCGCTGTGTTCAACTACGGTGCAACAATCGGCATCGGCGAAGACATCATTACGCAACGATTCTATGGGCCGATTTACACTGCAACGAGTGGCATCGGTTCCATCACCGTTGAAGCGGCGATCACTGCATTGATTACTGACACTCCGTCTTATAGCACAGCGAACGTGGCGGTAGCGCGTGCAGAGCTTGCAACCTTTGACGAAGCACGAATCACAGTTGTCGGAGTTTAACAATGCTTGATTACGCTGCCGTTGCTGTACCGCGTCTAACAGGGCAATTTGAAAACTCGCCCAAGCTGAAAGCATTGCTGGCACAGATTGTGGAGCCTTTGACCACATTGGAAACGGACGCTGACGCCCTCCTTGCTGACCGTTGGATCGATGGTGCGATTGGTGCGCAGTTAGACGGTTGCGGATACATTGTTGGCGAAGCGCGACAAGGGCGAAATGATGATGTGTATCGTGTGGCCATTAAGTTTCGCGTGTTTGTCAATATCTCTAAGGGTACGCCCAGCGATCTAATTCATGGTCTGAAGTTCCTTACTGATCCAACAGACTGTCAGTATCTGGAAGCGTATCCTGCTACCGCTTTGCTTTTCACGAATGGATTCTTTGTTGATTACAAGATTCAGGCATCGATGCAGGATTTGTCACCGGCTGCAATCTGCACTGTTCCGGTTGCGGTATCCTACCGCGATAAACCGTTCCGCTTTTCGAAAGAACCAATTCCTGGCGAATTGTTTGTCAATAACGGTGCAGACTATTTAACGGCCGAAGGTAGCGACATTCAGGTTAGTCAAGGTGCTGTGGCTACTGGTTCAGCAACTCTTGGCGGATGTGTTCCAGCGGAGCTTGATGTTGGAATGGGGTATTTGAACGTTGGCGGACCGACGCTGGCGGTGTATAATCCAAACAGTCTGAACACGATCGGTCACTATAACCTCACAGGGGTGTTTCAATGATTCAGTTTGCTGAAGATTATGTCAGCTATTCCGACGGTCAGCAGAACGTGGGCCAG